CTGGCGGGACAACCCGTGGTTTCCGCCGGTGTTGCGCGCCGAGATGGAAGAGCTCAAGGAGCGGGATCCGGACAGCTACGAGCACATTTGGGAAGGCTCGTGTATCAGCATCCTGGAAGGCGCCATCTATGCCAACGAGCTGCGCAAGGTCGACCAGGAAAACCGCATCACCCGCGTGCCCTACGACGCCAGCAAGCCCGTGGACACCTTCTGGGACCTCGGCTGGGGCGACAACACCAGCATCTGGTTCGCGCAGGCCTTCGCCTTCGAATATCGGCTCATCGATGCGCTGCAAAACCGCCAGCGCGCGCTGCCCTGGTATCTGCAGCAGCTCCAGAGCCGCGGCTACGTGTACGGGACGCACTACCTACCGCATGACGCGCAAGCCCACCAGTTGGGCAGCGGGAAATCGATCGAGGAGCTCATGCGCGCGGCCGGCTTGCAAGTACGGATCGTGCCCAAGCTCTCGGTCGCGGACGGCATCAACGCGGCGCGCACGGTCTTCGGCCAGTGTTATTTCGACGCGGAGAAATGCGCGGATGGGATCCAGGCGCTTCGCCATTACCGCTACGGGGAGATTGTGACGTTGGGCGTGCCCACGCGCGAGCCGCTGCACGATGAGCACTCGCACTATGCGGACGCTTTCCGCATGTTCGCGGTGAAGGCGCAACCGCCTAAGAAGGAAGAGACGCCTCCGCCGCGGCGCCCGAGCGGCAGATCGCTGCAGTACACACCGTTTGGATAGGAGAGTCGAATGAGCAACGAGCAGGAAATGTTGAAGAAGGCAGCCGCCGCCGAGCGGGACCGGCCCAATCCGCTATTCGCCATGGGCGCCGGCCAGCAGCAGACCCGCGGCCTGGATGACAACCCATGCCGGATCTTTCTCAGGGAGCGGATCCACGGCCAGCGTCATCGCGCGCAGCAGGAAGCCCGGCGGGCCGAGGCCCTCCAGGAGCTCGAATACCTGTTCGAGAAACACCCGGAAGTGGCGCGCATTCTAGATTTGCTCGATCAAGTGAAGGAGTGATGCGTTTCCGTTCCCATGATAGAGGCGCAATTCATCCAGCACTGGGAACTGGCGCAGTTCCGCGCAAGATGTTTCTGGCAGCAACAAGGCCATCTGCTGTTGTGCGAGTACAAGGACATCCGGCAGTATGCGGCGGTGGCGCTGATCAAATGTCTAGACAGTTACCAGCCGGGCAGGCCCATGAGCGTGCGCTCGTTCATCTGGAGCGGGATCCCGTGGCGCATGATCGACGAGTTACGCCGCGACGGACTGATGCTGCGGGGGCGGGACGCGGAGGTGCGGTTTGTGCCCATCGGGGAGGCGCCTCCGGCCAGCTTGCAGTACGATCCGCGAGAGGGAATGGAGCGCCGCGCCGCCTGCCAGGTGTTGCGCGAGCAGATACGCCAGTTGGAGCCGCGGCAGCGCCTGGTGATCGAAGCAAGTTTGGGCGGCACGCTTCCGGAGGCGGCCCGGCAAATGGGCGTGACCCTGGGCCGGGCATGCCAGATCCGGAAGCAGGCAATCGGCGTACTGCGGGAGCGCATTAATGCCCAGCGTTTCACAGAATGAGCAGATTGCCACGGCGATCGCGCTGCACCATCCGGACCAGCTCTACAAGCGCAACCGCGGGCTATTGAAGATGAGCAAGACCGATCTGCACGATTTCGCGTCGACGGCGCGCAAGGGGCTGCCCAAGTCCAAGAAGAAAGTCACGATCGGGCATTTGATGAGGGGCAAGTAAAGAACGTGGAGCGGCCGATGTTTCCCGCCACGCCCGAAGAGCCGGAGATTTACGAGCTCGCGAGCTGGGACTTGCCCGGGCGCCGCCGCAAGAGACCAAAGAAATGAGGGCTACAGCAGTGCAACTCGACAATGCCACCGGGAACGAGAAGACCGCCTCCACCACGCTAACCGCCCACGGCGACGGCACGTACCACACCACCAACGAATCTTGGGGAGGCGGCAAGCGCGTGGATCATCCGTCCATCGGCCACGCTTTGATGCACCTCGCCAAGAAACACTCCGCCGGGGATCACTTCCACGTGCACGCGACCGAGGACGGAAAGACGATTTCGCACCAGGTGGAAGAGGGCGGCCGGATCCAGGGGCCGAAGGAACACAAGACCACCGGGCAGGCGAAGAAAGCGCTGGGCGCGTTCCTGGACGACGACGGCGCGGAGGGCGCGGATTAGATGGCCGCCGCCGCCAAACGAGCGATGCCGCTTCTGCCGCCCGGCTTCACCGGCAGCAAGAAAATCTCCATCGGCGATCTGATGCGCAGCAAATCGAAAAACAGGAAGTAGAGGAGAACACCAACAATGTCCCTGACGACTCAATCCGCCGGCGGCGCCATCACGGCGCAGACCCTGCGAACCATTCAGACCCTCGCGGCGTGTCTTTTGCCGACCCAGGGAAACATCTTCTTCGTCAACCCGGCCAATGGGGACGATAACAACCCCGGGACCTCGGACCAACCCCTGAAGACGCTGGCCCAGGCGCTCTCGCTCGCGACGCCCAACCAGAACGACACCATCTTTTTGTGCGCTTCGAGCAACGCGGCGGGGTCGACCACGGACTACCAGACGCAGACGTTGACCTGGAATAAGGACCTGGTCCATTTGATCGGCATCAACGCGGGGCCGCTCTATTCGCAGCGATCGCGCGTGGCTTTCTTTAGCAGCTACGCCGCGGCCGGCCCGCTGTTCGTTGTCTCGGCCAACGACTGCCTGATCCAGAACATCGAGTTTTTCATGGGCGTGGCAAGCGTGCTGCCCATCGGCTGTGTCAAGGTCACCGGCGAGCGCGTAGTATTCCGCGGTTGCCAGATCGCGGGCATCGGAGCAAGCACCAACGACATCGCCGGCGCCTACAGCCTGAACCTCAGCGGGTGCAACGAGTGCCTGCTCGACGACTGCACCATCGGCCTCGACACGATCGTCCGGGCGGCCCAGGCGAACAGCGAAATCCTGGTAGATACGGCCTCGACGCGTTGCCATTTCCGGAAGTGCCGCATCGTCTCGATGATCGGCCACGTGAGCAACCACCCGCAGGTGAAGCTCAACGGGGCCACGGCGATCGACCGGACGCTGATATTCGAGGACTGCCTCTTCCTCAACGAATCGATCAACTACGCGTATGCCCAAGCCTCGATTTTCAAGCTCACGGCCGCGTTGACTCAGGGATTTGTAATCCTGAATAACCCATACGCCAACAACAGCGACAACTCGACGGCCGCGGTGTGGGACGTGGATACCCGGAACCAGATTGCGCTGTTCGCCCCGCCCACGCCGGCAGCAGTTACCGCGGGCGTCTGCAAGATGGTGTAATCCCATGAAGCACTTTCTTCCCTTCCTGCTGGTCCTGGCCGCCTTCGAGGGCCAGGCCCAGCAGGTCATTCGCTACAGCGCCACCACCGGTGATCTCTCGCTCAGCGCCGCGAGCACCGCCACCCTCCAGCAGCCGGCCACCAACGGAACGGATGTGGTGATCGATCAGATCGTGGTCTACTGCTCGGTGGCCTGCAACGTGACCCAAGCTGCCAACGGGGCCGCCGCCACCACCACGGTAGGCACGGTGACCCCACTGTTGCCCGCCCCGCTTAACAGCCCCGTGACGGTCAAATTCTTTACGACAAGCAATGTCGGGACGGGAACGGCGCAAGGCGGAATCACTCACATTCCAGCCGGGGGAACGGTCGTCTTGTGCCTCAGCAGGTCTTGCGGGGCGTCGGGGGACGTGGTTGTCGGTTACGGCGCCGGCGCGGCCTCCAACTACTCGGCCACCATTGCCAGCATCAACGGCACGGCCAACATCACGTTTTTTCTGAGGAGCAGCCAATGATGAGCGAAGACGAAAGGACGGCGCGGGCCGCGGTAGGAGGCTCCCACCGTTGCGCGGGCGGCTGCGGAAAGGTCATTTCCGCGAATAAGGACCGTTGCCAGGAGTGCATCCAGTTCGCCGCGGCGGCTGCACAAGCGAAGAGCGAGCATCCCGCGGCACAGAGCACGCACATTCTCACGCGGTACGACTCCAAAGACCAGGAGGACCTGTACCGCGCCGATGGAATGCTGGTGGCTTCGCGGCAGAGCGACATGGTGCGCTTCGGCCACGATATCGCGACGGCGCAAAGCCGGCTGTTCCTGAACGTGGAATGCGCGAAAGCCTGGCTCCGGAAGCTGGCGGAAGTGGATCTAGTCGCGAGCGGAGCGGGCGTAGCTCTCCACGAGGTTGTGTACGGTTACGCAACCATGACCATGACCGCTGCCATCGAAGAGCGCAACGCCGAAAGCCTGCTAACGCTTCCCGGCAATCTAAAGGGCGCGTTCACCAATTAATCGTGGCCGAAGAAAACATCCCCGAATTCGTACGCCGCTGCTGGGACGCTTACCAGTCGGCCACCACGCATCTGCGCGAAGCCTCGAAGGAATCGCTCAAGATGTGGGTAGGTGGAGATCACCAGTGGCGCCCCGGTGAAGTGGCTGCCCGCGTGGCGGCCAACAGACCGTACATCACCATCAACCGCCTCAAGCCGGTGGTCGACCAGGTCGAAAACGAAGCCAGGAACAACCCGCCTGGCCCCGTGGCTCACCCGGTAGGTGGCGGCGCCGACGACGACGGCGCGGACATTCTCGAGGGCCTCATCCGCGAGTACGAGTATCGATCGGATGCCCCGCGCGCCTATGTGACGGCCCTCAGGTACGCCGCGGCCGGCAACTATGGCGTCTTCGAGCTGGCGACGGAATTCGCCGGCGAGCGCACCTTCGAGCAGCGCCTGCTGGTCAAAGAGGGCGAAGACCCCGCCATGTATTTCACCGATCCGGACGCGCGCGCGGCGTGCCGGCAAGACGCGATGTTTGGCGGCAAGATCCGCGTGCTCTCCCGAGACAAGCTCATCGAAGAGTACGGCAGCAAATTGAACGTCCTGAACCGGAACCTCCGCGATCGCGCGGCCGGCTGGATGCAGCAGGCAGTCGGTTGGCACGGCCAGCAAGCCAGCGTGAACCAGTGGACCGGGGGCTCCGGAGGCGAGGGCCCCTACTACGTCTGCGAATTCTACCGGGTGAAGATCGAGAAGACCACCCTGCGCCAGCATTCCGATGGCATCCTGCGCTTCGACGACGAGACGCCGCCCGCGGGCGTCACCGTCAAGACCGACGACGATGGCGAGATCAAGCGCAGCGAGCCGCGGAGGAAGGTCCGCAAGTATGTCGTCACCGCGCTCGACGTCATCAGCGAAACGGAATGGTACGGCGACTGCGTTCCGCATTTCTGGGTCATGGGGCCGGAGATCTACATCGATGGCAAGCTCTACCGCTTGAGCCTCCTCGATGGCGCCAAAGACTCGCAACGCGGGCTGAATTATTCCGCGACCAGCGCGGCTGAAATCGTCAACTCGATGACCAAGAGCCCCTGGGTGGGATGGGTGGGTCAGTTCGACGTGGCCAACGCGCAGGGAATCAACCCCTGGGAATCCAGCAATACACAGATGTGGGCCTACATGGAAGTGAAGCCCACCTTTGCGACGGATCCCGCCACGGGAACAACCCACTTGCTGCCCGCCCCGCAGCGGAATAGCTGGGAGGCGCCCATTCAGCGCTTGCTCGAGCTGGCCACGTTCTTCATCGAGGGGATCAAGGGTTCCACCAGCGTCTTTTTCGATCCGAGCATTCAATCGGTGAGAGATGCGCAATCCGGCGAGGCCATCAAAGCGCTGCAATCGCAAACCAACATCGGCACGCTGAACTGGCAAGACAACCTGCACCGGGCAGTCGCATTGAGCTACGGCCAGGCGGCCAAGATCCTGCCCAAGATCATGGACGGGCCGCGGGTGAGGACCATCGTGCGCGCGGACTCGCAACACGAGCAGGCCGAGATCAACAAGGAATTTCCGCCGGGCCAGAAGGGCAAGCGCAACAACATCACGCTGGGCGAGTACTCGCTCCGCGTGAAGGCCGGCCCATCGACCGAAGACCGCACCGACCAGGCCATGGAAGCGCTCACCGAAGTATTCAAGATCGCGCCGGGCCTGCTCAACGCGCCCGGCGTGGCCGCGCAGTTCCTCCGCTTGGTGGGACGCGGGACGCCCCAGGTGGAAGCGATGGCCAATTCCCTGATGGGCAAGCAGCAGGGAGAAGAGCAGACCCCCGAGCAGCTCCAGACCATGCTGGCCCAATTGCAGCAGCAGGGCCAGGCGAAGGACATGCTCATCCAGAAGATGCAGCAGGCCCTGGCCGCGAAGTTGCCGCAAGTCGAGGCCGACAAGTGGATGGCCGCGGTGCGCGCGATCGCGCAGATCCGCGTGGCGGAGATCACCGCGTCGAAAGACAGAGACAACGCCCAGGCGGAGAGAGACGCCGCGCAGCTCGAAAGCATCATGGGCATGGCGCACGATACCGCCAGCCAGGCCGCGGACCAGCAGCACGAACGGACCATGCAGGGAGCCGACCAGCAACACGAGCAGGGATTGCAGGCCTCCGACCAGCAGCACGAGGCCAGCCAGGCGCAACAGCAACAGCAACAGGAACAACCGACACAAAGCGTATGAGCACAACTTTCAACGCACTCGACTACATCAAACAGGCCAACGAGCGGGAACAGGCCTCTCGTGACGGCAAGACGCCAGAGCCCAAACCCGCCGCGGCCGTAGAGCCCAAACCCGCCGCGGCCGTAGAGCCGAAGCCGGCGGCCGCCGGCACCGCGGACCCGAAGCGCGGGGACACCGCCGCGGCCGCCGGTGACTCGACGCACGATGGCGAGGGACACCGGGTATCCCGTTCCACGCGCCGTCTCCTGCGCCAGCTCGGGGAAGCCGAAGGACGCGCCAAGGTGTTCGAGGAGCTGGTCAAGGCTCAGAAGCCGGGCGACAAGCCCGCCGCGCCGGCCGAGGAAGATCCCGAGCCTCAGGCCAAAGACTTCACCGACTACAACAAGTTCCAGGCCGAGCTCACCAAGTGGCAGGCGCGCAAGGAAACCGCCAAGCAGCTCACCGAGAGCCAGCAAGCCGAGGCTTTCCGCGCGGAAATCCAGAAAATGGATGCCAAGGCCGCGGAGGACAAAAAGCTCTTGCCCGACTTCGACCAGGTGGCGCAAGCCGCCATCGATGACGATGAGGCCCCCGAATTCGTGCCGGATGAGCATCCCAACCTCATGGGGCTGCTGGCCACCAGCGATGTGAAAGCCTTCGTCCTGTACCACCTCGCCAAGTACCCGGATGAAATGCAGCGCATGCTGGATCTCTCGAAGACACCGGGCGAACAGATCCGCCAGTTTGCGCGGCTCGAGGGCCGCGTCGAGAAGCTGTACGGCAAGCCTGCCGACGACAAGAAGGACGACAAGAAGCCTCCGGAGACCGCGGCCGAGCGCGATGCCAGGAAAGCTAGGCCGAGCGAGTCAGTAGCGGCGCACGGCGGAAGCGCGCCACAAGACAAGGTGTCCCCCGTCCTGGCCGATGGCAAGACCCTGAATCCGGCATGGAAGGACCAGGCCAATATGCGCGAAGGACGGCGCCGGTAAGAGTTCAGGCAGCAACGGCCGCGCAAGCCGAGCGAAAGCTAAAGACCGCATGCACCCCGCAGATGGGTAACTCCCTGGGCGGAAACAGCAGCACCACATCGCAAATTCCAACCAAGGAGGCCACCTTATGGCCGGCAATTTCGAAGCAGTCCGCAAGGAAGTCAGTGCGGAAATCCTGCGCATTCTCAGCAACAACTGCGTGATGCCCAGGCTCATCAAGCGCGACTTCAACAAATACTGGGAGGAAGGGGGCCGGCGAATCGGCTCCTCTCTCGACATCCGTCGCCCGCTGCGCGTGATCGGCGCCGATGGGCAAGCGCTCCAGCCGGAGGGCCTGGTCCGCGTCACGGTTCCCATGACGATCTCGTATTGGAACCAGGAATCGTTCGTCTACAACGACACCGAAGAGGCCATGTTCCTCGACGAAAACAAGCGCGTGGCGTATCTCAGGCCCCACGTCGTCAACCTGGCCAACAAAGTGGACCGCCTGATGATGCAGTACATGCAAAGCGTGGTCCCGAATTTCGTGGGAACCCCCGGCACGCTGCCCACCACGCTGGATGTTTACAACAGCGCCCAGACCAAGCTGAATCAGCTCCTCGCGCTGAGCGCCAACCGAAGCGTGGTCTACAATTCGGCCTTCAACCAGCCCACCGTGAAGGCTGGCCAAACGCTCTTCAACCCCGGCCAGGTGATCGGGAAGCAATACCTCGAAGGCAAAGTCGGCCGCTATGCGGAATTCGACTTCATGCTCGATGAGCAGGTCCCTTCCGGCACGGTGGGAACCTACATCGGCGCGGGCCAGGTCGCGGGCGCCAACCAGAGCGGTTCCAGCATCAACTGCGACAACTGGACCAGCGGCAGCGTGTCGCTCTCGCAGGGCAGCTACTCCGACCGTGCGACCTTCGCCGGCTGCTACGAGATCAACGGCCAATCGCGCCTGACGATCCCCGGCGTGCTGAAACAGTTTGCCGTGATTTCCCCGGTGACCGATACCACCGGCGCCGCCACGCTGCAAATCTTCCCCGCGATCATCCCGAGCGGCCCCTACCAGAATTGTTCGGGTATGCCGGCGGACGATGCGGCGGTGACCATCGCGGGAACCACTGGCGCCACTTGCCAGACGGCCTTTGCGGTGCAAGAAGAAGCCTTCACGTGGGCGTCGATCCCGTTGCAGAACGTGGAAGAGTTCGGGGCGAAGTGCGAGACCATCACCGATCCCGAAACCGGAATTTCCATCCGCGTCATCTGGCAGTGGGATAACCGCCTGGGCGAAGTGACTGTCCGTATGGACTTCGTCTGGGGCATCGCCCAAACCTACGCGGATTATGCCGCGGCAGTGATCTACGGCTGAAGAAAGAGCCTTCAGCGATCAGCAGTCAGCGATCAGCAAAAAAGGAAAACAACAACCATGAAAACCATCAAGCGCTTTTTCAGCCTCTTCATCCTGGC